CTTTTGGGTCTCTATCTTCTATGGTATCTACACATAAATCACTGACTATTCGAGAAAAGTCATCATTACTCAATATTTCGGATATTCCTGGCATATACTTTTCTCTTAAAATATATCCTCCTATTGTATTTCACAACTATAAATTCCCTACCATACATACAAAAACTCTATTCTTCAAAAAAGAAGAATATGAAAAGACTTAAAAGAATAACCAATACAATCAAATGGTTCTTATATCAAGAACAAAGTAGAGAAAATCTATTATTATGGTTTATTTGGGATATAATCACAACATTCTTTATGTAGTAATTTTATCCGCGTCCTACTTTGCGCGTTGTTTTTTTGAAATTCAGTCCGATTGACTCGGCAAACTCTGCAAGAATGGTGCATCCGTCCGGTGCATCATCATGAGCATTATCTCCCTCACGCTTATGGTTTGTAAGAGCTTTCATAAAGCGCCAGTAGTCAGAACCTTTAGTGTATTCTGTTTCATCAAGAAATACGCAATGCTTTTTTATCCAGCCGGCTTTCATCAGAATACGGGTTTCTTTATGCTGAGTAGTAGGACGTGCCTGAATAAGACAAGACTTTCTTTTCGTGGTAACAAGTTTACGCACATTGATAGCGAATATACGCCCACCATTGTTTGACTCGATACGTAACTGGTCGCATTCGGTATCTATTACCATTTGTGCCAAGCGTGGCTCCGTAACCTCAACCGGGTCTTTGGTAAATAATACATCTGTGATAAAGTATTTCGGTCCGAATACCTTTGCGAATGGTGCACAGAAATCATCATCACCTTTATCCGCAGTATCACAAGCGCCAATAGTGCCATCAGGTCTTTTACCTGCAATATCGGCGAGTTTAAAGCGCATAAGGGAAGACTTCGGAAATAGTAAACCTTTTGCTTCGAATGGCTCCTGCATATACTCGGCCATCCAAATACTTTCGTCTGTCTCCGAGCGCAATTCAAGGTAATATTCGGTCGTGTGTACATCTTCACAGAAGGACCGTTCGTTTTCATCAAGAGCAGCAATACGGATGACTTCATTATATTTCCCTGCTTCTTCCAAACGCCCAAGTACATCATTGGCAGACCAGCGTGTACCAATGTCAATAAGACAACAGTTACCCTCTATACGAGAATCATGCGTACCTTGTTTCCATGACCATACTTTTTCATTATTATTATCGGATAAGGCATCTTCCAAGCTCTTGTACAAGTCGTCCGTCATGGCGAGCATGGATGCACCGAAACCGATAACAGTTCCACCAACACCACCGCCAAAATAAGAAACCTGACGGGCTCCCTCAACATTCCAGCTCTTCACATTCTGTTTATCACCTTTAAGATAAATATCCGGAAATATCTCATGAAAACGTTTGGACTTCACAATATCACGGGCATCATAGGAAAGTTTATTGTACAATGTATCAGAACAGCAATTACGCATAACTGATTCTTCCGGAAAATGCCCGAGCATCCATGCGATAAACAAAGATGAAATATAAGACTTTCCTGCACGTGGCGGCATACTTACTGCAAGACGATAGATTATGCCGGCAGAGTATGACTCATATACACGCATAAAAGCTTCTGCAACTTTCTTCAGGAATAAACGCTTTGCAAAAAACTTCGGGTCATAGTATAAACAGAAAGCCCAGAAATCTTTCTGAGCTTCCCGCTTGCGAAGAATTGTTACTGCCTTCGCACGCTTTATAAGAATTTCCCGGTTGCTTTTACTCTTGTTCGCCACGTATTATAGCTATTAACTGTTCATCGGTCATACTTTCAAGTTCATCACCTAAATTCACATTGGTATCAACTTCTTTACGGTCGCGCCATTTTTCCGGCTGTCGGTTCTTCAACCAAAATATTGCAGCCGTTGTGTCCGGTGGATAATGTTCTATATACTCCTTTTGGTCAGTTATACGCCCATCAGATGTAGCGAATTTAGTTGCTTTGCATGAGTAACCAATAGCACGATTATACAAGCGAGAAGCTACATTGGCATCAGCCAAATTCTTTCCTTTTTTTAAGGACTCAAGAAATTCAGGGTATTTCTTTTTCCAACTATTGATTGTCTGTTCTGAAACCGAGAAGAATTCAGCAATTTCTTTATCTGTCGCACCAAGCAGACAGAGTTTAAGAACTTGGTCGGAATACTCTTCTTTGTAATCCGATTTACGTCCTCTTTTCTTTTTTTCTGCTGAATTCTTCTTTTCTGTCATAACCAATAACTAACCAAAACTGACAAATTGAGACAACTCATCCTTTAATTCGGGTAAGCCTCCATTATCAAAATAGAAAGAAGAACGCATTTTTCCCTGTTTTTTTACCCCACGCATGGTTTTACACAAGTGTTCTCCCTCCAATACTACACCTATAGCTAAAGGTGGATATTCATCACCAAGTGCATTCCTTATCATATCAACAATATCTTGCGCCAATCTTTCTTGTATCTGTAAGCGGGCAGCGCAGTAATCTACCACACGGCCCACTTTGGAAATGCCAAGAATCTTTCCTTTAGGATTAGGGATATATGCAAACCAATACTTACCAAAGAAAGGCATCATGTGATGCTCGCACATAGAATAATATGTACCGGAATCAGACACAACACTACCACAAGATAAACCATCCTTGCCATTCGGGAATACAGTAATCTTTGGCTTTTGTTCAGGGTCATATCCACGAAATATCTCTTGCCACATCCTTAAAATACGATCCGGAGTGCCAACAAGTCCTTCTCGATTAGGATTCTCACCAATGTACGAAAGGATATTTCTTATCGCACATTCAATATCTTTTGGGTTTGCAAGCTTAGTTTCCATTTAGGATGCTTTTTAATATAATCAATAACTTCTTCTGTATTTTGACAAGAGCATGGCTGTAAATAATACACGGCTGCTGTCATTTCTTCATAGGTTGATAAATCCTGCCCAGTATAGACTACTTTTATTTCATGAGGATTAACAACAATAGCATTACTTCCTTCTTTCGGTGAGCAGGTTACCCAATCTATATTATTCGGTAAGGAGCGCGTCCCATTAGTTTCTATACAGACATATTTACCTATCCGATGCAGACGGTCTACAAACTCCCTATCAATCCAAAGCGAAGGTTCTCCGCCCGTCAGTATGACCATCACTGCCGGATATTTCCCTACTTCCGACAAGATTTCCTCATCGGACATCAAAATACCGTCTTCATGCTGCGTATCACAGAAAGGACATTTCAAATTACATCCGGAGAAACGGACAAAAACAGCCGGGGTTCCGGTATGATAACCTTCCCCCTGTATGCTGTAGAATATTTCATTTACCTTTTTCATACCATGCTATATTGTTTTCCGATTCCTGCACCATTACTTTAAAACAAGCCGGAACTTGTTCACAAATCCATCTTGCCATATTCTCCGCTGTCGTATTAAATGAAAGCACTTCATTTAAGTTACGGTGGTCCAACTGTTCCTGAATTTTTTGTTTTATGTGAGTAAAATCTACAACCATACCATCATCATTCAACTGTTTTGCCCGACACCAAACCACGATTATCCAATTATGCCCATGTAAATTCTCACATTTGCTCTCATAAGACAACTTCAAACTATGTGAAGCTGATATTTCAATACGTTTTCTAACTGTGTACATAATAACTATTTATAAAATGACAATACCTGCATTATTTCATCTTCTTCTTGTTTCCGACCATAAGTTCCGGATTCTATCAAAGGAAGAATTTCTTTTCTGATGTAAGATACATTCCTATCTATAATATCTTCAGTAAAAGGATAGCCATTCAGGGCAAAGGCTATAAACTTGCGGAAACACGGTTTACAACTCCAACATTCTTTCCCATGCTCCGGAGTATAACAACTGAACGATGAAGAAAAGGCCTCATCCATATCGCCACCTTGCGCAACAAAAGCCCTAACGAGTTCAGCCTTTGTGTATCGCTTGAAATCTAGATTTATTTTGATTTTCCTTTCTTCCGTCCAATGCTGTTTCTGATAAAGATAGTTCAATAACTGCTCATAGATATCAGCAAATACCGGAGATTTGTCAAGCACCCGGTCCCCGGCCGTAGCACCTAAACAAATTTCATTCCCATAATTAGTGGCAATCCCGATAAGGTACATATTCCGCAACGGAATTATCTTATCTTCCCGTTCCCACTTGGAAAGGTCTAGTTTCTCCACTACAACATCAGCAGGAAGGCGCTTTATTTCCTCTTGTGAATACTTTGTGCCCATATCCACGTATAATTTCACATCAGGCTTCCAAATCTTGTCTATAAGCCAGCTATCCATGCCCCCTGAATATAGGAGGACTTTCTTTTCATAAGAACTCTTCTGCATACTTTTGAAATTTTATCCATTCATTAAAATTATGTCTATTCACCAAATCATGATGCCTGGCTCTCATCCCTTTTGGCGGATCGTAGCATTGCATCTGACCGTTATCAAACTTATATATCTGTCCATATCGGGCACCGGATAGCCATGTCGTACTATCAACACTATCAAACTTAAGGTATGGAAGATACTTGGAACTTGTAAAGCCAAGCCCATGAATACGGATACCGGCACTATGAGCCTGGTCTATAAACCATTTCAGAATCATAGGATTCTGTCTGATTCTTCTACCTTCTTCCATTGCGGAAGTCGTACCGATAGCCACATAAGGATATTCTTCACACATACGTAGAAAATAATCCCTTTTTCTTGAAGCATGCCACACGGGAATAGGTTTCCGCCCTGTCTTGTCTTCCAAGTAACGACGGTAATATTCAACCTTACGCAACCCGACAACAACATCAATATCAAGCTCAAAAAACTTTTGGATATTATTTTTGAGAATAAAATCAGCATACTTCCTTACATAACTATCCCAGTCAAATCCATTATTCTTTCCAGAAAAGGCAGAAAAAGCGCCACTATCAAGAATATGCTTTTCTTGGAGCACATAGCTGCCATATCTGCCGGATTTGTGTTCCCAAAAGGAACTAAGAAGATATATATCCGATGTATCCATGCACCATCTTCTGGCACATGGCTTATACCCAGCAAGATAAAGAATCATACCTCTATCTCTTTGTTACAATATGGACAAACCAATACTTTCTTTTTATGCTCTACCTTATCAGCACCTTCAAAGAAGCCCTCAATATCGGTAGGAATTTCATCAAATGGTAGGTCCATATTCCAATCATTGAGTTCTTCCAAGCAGAAATCTTCTACAATAGCGGCAAAATTGAATTGGGAGGAATCGGAAGCACGATTGTCAGCCAATGCCAACAGCTTCCTCTTTTCATCTTTTGTTGATAGGTCGGTTCTCTTAATAGCGATTAATTCCGTACCGTCAGACTCGATAACACGCACTTTTAACCCAAGTTCCTGGGCTTGTTCATAGACACCATTTCCGGCAATGACAATATCGTTTTTATCCACAAGAATAGAACGTCCGGCCCCACACTCTGTAAGGCTCTTACGAATAAGACGTTTGTTTTCTTCTCCATGAATACGATAATTGCGGGGGTCTAACTTAATCTCACTTACTTTAGACATAGCAATTTCGTTTTTCGATTAAAATATAGACTCCCCTGCAATTTTCTTTCGAATCAGTTCCTGTACTTTGTTATAGATTTCATAAAGCTGCTTTAAAGATTCCTTTCCCGGCCAGTCCGAAAAATTTGCATCTTCAAAAAAACGATATTCAAAGACCCTTCGCGCCAAAGGACTCAAGTCCAAATCCTGCAATACATCGCGTACCTGATGGAAACGACTAAGAAGAAGTTCGTTCTTATCGACTGATTCTTCTTTCACATCCTCAATTTCCAACCGCGAATAGTCCACGTTCTGATCCACCGGCATTGGACGATATTTGCTCCGATAAGGTGAAGTGTCTGAAGTTACATTCAGTTTTATCATCTTCAACACAAAGAAATCCAATTCCGTACAGCCGTTTTTCTTTGCGGAAAGAAGTTGCTGCAGTTTAGCATCATCCTTTTGCAGCAAAGAACAAAGCACCTCATTCAACACATCGTTAGCCTCATCCGGAATACCGGCCAAGCCACAATGATAGACCGCATAGTCCAACCAGCGTTCATATCTCCGTCCTATATATTTTTCTACTAATGCACTTGCCATAAGCTATAAAGTTGTTATCTTTGTGTGTTCTAAGAAAGCTTTATAGCTTACTGGCGGTCGGTAGTGGTGTATCGGCCGCTTTTTTTATGCCTTATCTT